CCCATATTGAGATGACGTAGAAGACTTCTGCCTTCTTCTTTTTTCATGGAAGTTTTGATCGTATGACCTGTGTGTACTTCAACCAAATCTGATACAGAAAACATAAATTCCCCCTCAATAATAGGGTCTTTATTATCAACTAACTTGTAATTCATACGTTCACTCCTTACTTAAAATCATCGAAAGATGGCTTCTTACTTGCTCTTTGTCCGAATGCTGTATCAGGAGCAACTGCATCATTTACAAGATCGTCTTGTGCAGATTGTTCAGCGTCATACAACTTCATTCGTGACTTGTCAACACCAATAACGAAACGCTTGTACATTTCAGGATCAGCATAACGGTTTTTCAACTGCTTTACCATAATCTGGTTCAACTGTTTAAGTTCGTCTGTTGCAATCAACGCAATCATAAGGTCAGCCGTTGCAGGAAGACCAAATGATTCAGAAGTATCAGTCAATCCAACATCACTATTGTCATATCCACCACGAGTTGTCTGTGTAGCTGTCACAATAGGAACATTGAATTCCACTGCTAGGCCACGAAGTTCTTCAGCAATAGCCTTGATGTAGGTGTATGAGTTAACACTACCACCCTGCTTCATACGTGAAGAACTACAGATATTAAGATAGTCGATGTAAATAACGTCTGGTAAAAAGTTTCTCTTGATCTTCAGTTCATTTAGAAGATGACGGAAATTCGCAGAACCAGCACAAGCAGTTGGGTATTCCTTGATAATAAGCTTGCCAACTGTCTTCTCACGTAGGCGATTAATCTTTTTATCATATAAATCCTTTGGAACATCATACAATTGATCAAGCGGTATGTTTAGTAGGTTAGCATCAATACGCTCTGCAATCTTCTCTTCAGCCATTTCCATGGTAATGTATAGTACATTCTTACCATCTAGAAGATTAGAAGAAGCCATGTGACACATAGCCAATGACTTACCAACACCAGTACCAGCCAAAATAACGTTTAGTGTTTTGCGAGGCAATCCGCCCTTGGTGATTTTATTTAGATACTCAATGTCGAAAGGAATGCGTTCTTCCTTGCGATGGTAGAATTCAAAACGAGAGTCGGTATCTGTTAGGAAGTCATGTCCAATGGAAGTATCAAATGATACTGCAAGAGCAGAAGACAATAGATCAGGAATAGCTCCTGTTGAGAGATTACCAGAAGTATCAGCCATTATTTCGATAGACTTGGTAATAGCGTTGTAAAGCGCCTTTTCCTGACAGAAAGATTCTGTCTGATCTACCAACCAATCAACTTGTGACAAAGCATCAGATTGATTTGGTATTAGATTGATAGCAGCCTTACATTCTGTGAATTGATCATCTGAGATACCAACATAATTTGATAGGTCAATCATCAACACTTCCTTTGTCGGGAAAGCATTGTATGATGAGACATACTTATCAATTAGATTGAAGATAACCTGATCATTCTTGACTTGAAAATATTCTGTTTTTAGAAAAGGAATGACCTTACGACCATAATCCTCGTTGTTGATTAGGTTGTTGAAGATGACTTGTTCAATCGACATTAGAATTCCTTGTATTAATGTTATGAATAAAAGATAACGACAGGTGCCGTTTTACCAACACCTGTCGTTTAGTCAATCATTATTATGAAGTGACTGTTTCTTCTTCCTCATCATTAATACTGTCGATTACAGAAGTAACATCATCTTCTTCTTGAATGATATCACCATGAGCAACCATATACTTCTTTTCAACGAAGTCACGGAAACTCTGATCCTTTAGAATAGGAAGCCAGAAAGCAGATGTATTTGTATCATCAGCCTTAACCTTGTTTTCTTCGTCAACTACGCCGGTCTTCATATCAACCTTAGCATAAGCAGTGCTGTTACCAATCTTGGTCTTGACAATGTGTCCAGATTCTTCTGCAATGTCAAGCAATCCAGACCACTTTGAAATACCGCCTTCATGAAGAACGGTAACAGGAATCTTTGACTTCTCACGAACATAGCGACTCTTCTCTACGTTAATGATAAAGTTATATCCAACAAGGTCTTTCTTGTTGTCCTTTTCCTGTTGGCGACCAATGATGAAAATGTTATCGGCTGAATAGTACGAACCAGTACCACCACCTACAACGTCCTTAGCATACATTTCAAGTGTCTTATAGGTATGGTTAACCGCAATCATAGGAATGTCCTTGATTGTTAGATATGGTGTGACCATACGGAAGAATGACTTTAGCTGCTTAGCACGTGTCATATCAGTTGTTGACTTACCGTCAAGTGCGTCTTCAACTTCCTTCTTTGAAGCAAGGTTGCCGATAGAATCGATGATGATGATAACACGCTCATCACGCTCAATGCCTTCAATCTGCTTCATAGCATCAAACTTCAAGAGTTCAATATCGGTAATTGGTGTGTGAAGAACACGATCCATATCAATACCAAACGATTCAAAATATCCTTGTGGAGTACCAAATTCACTGTCATAAAACAACAGTACAGAATCAGGATACTTGTCCATATAGGACTTTGCCATGAGAAGTGAGAATGCTGTCTTGAAGTGCTTTGATGGACCAGCCCACATAGTAAGACCGGGAGTTAGACCACCGTCTAGACTACCAGATAGTGCAATGTTGATTGCTGGAATTGGTGTTGGAATCATGTCCTTCTTTGTGAAGAACTTTGATTTTGATAGGACTGCGCTGTCCTTGATTGTTGATGTTTTTTTTAGTTTATCGAGTAATGACATATATTTTTTCCTTTAAATGATCCCGTTTGGGAATAATGTTCTGATCTTTGCTTATTTTTTACGTATGTTTTTTTTTTTAGCTATTCACGATATCGAGCAATTTGTTTTTAAACTGATCGATCTTATCAATACGATTTGGCCAATGGATGTAAGCATTAGTATCTCCATCCTTAGCCAGATTGTTGAGTAAAGGTAGTATTAAACTATACATTTGCTCAACTTTACTTTGGACACCTTCAACGGCACTAGCTACTGCCTTGTTCTCTCTTTCAATGAAGTCGCCTTCACCGATAGAAGAGAACCCAAAATCAAACTCATCATCTAGTTCCAAATTCTTCATTTTAATCCTCAAAGAAATTCATAAGAGAAGGTCTATCAACAAGCTGCCATCCAATAGCATCTGTGATATTCGACAATGGCGATAGGTATGCCTTCTCGAATTGCGTATGATAATCTATATGACGCTTCAAGTCAAGTTCTTCTGGTATTACCGGACCACAAGAAATTACTGGTGTTCGATATATATTGGGTTCTTTGAGGTAACAGAACTTGATCTTATCACCACTAGAAATCCTCTCATATTTATCATTTAGTTTCATTTTTTCTAGCAAATGATTAAAAAAAAGTGAACCTTTTACGTGTACAGGCGTCTTAAATCCAAATATTTTTTCCTTGTCATAATATTTTTCTAGATCACTGACACCACGAGGGAATGCAACTACTTCAAATGGACTTGCAAAGAATTCTTTTTCAAAGTCAATCACGTATTGTTGTAGATCGACTTCTTCAGCATTCATAATAATATGCAAAGACTTCTTAATTGCTGCACGAACAATACCGGGTGTTGAAGAACGAATAGCTTCAATTCCCATCATCTTAAGATCAGGCTCATCATAAGCTACACCTTCACTATCATACACGTTCATGATATAACGCTTCTTAGCGATCCAGATAGCCTTATTAGCGATATTTTCACGCTTCATGAACATCTTGTTCTCACGTGCATTCATAAGAGTTGCAAGTTCTTCGTATGACTTGGTAATGAATGGCTGAAGCTTTTCCTGACAAATTTTGTCAAGCAGTGCAACAGTCTTCTTCGTGTCCTTACCGGGAAAGAACTTGTCAACCATACTATCAAGGCGAATATACACTGAATCGGTGTCGATTGCAACAACATAATCAACATCAATAGTACCAAGTAGCTTATTGAGATAGCGATTAAGCTTCATTTCAATCCAGCGAATTGATAGCTGACCAGAAGTAGTAATAGATTCAGCAACAGCAGTACTAAACCAGCGGAAGTACTTGTTAGCACAAGCACCATAAGCAGAGTTTAGATTAACCTTACGTGTTTGTTGAAGGTTGTTGTACTTCGAAATGGTGTTAAGAAGTTCTGGTGCTTTTGTTTGTGCATACTCCTTCTTTGCATCCATCATCAAGCCCTTGTACTGGTTGCGCTCAATGAACATACGGTTCATAAGCTCACCAAGGAAGCTCTGCTTCTTACGGCTGTACAAGGCACCATTGGCAGTCAATGACAGATTGTGTTCGTGTGCATAAGATAGTGCCTTAAACGTTAGAGTACCCCTTAAACGTTCGTCAGTGGTGTCTAGGAAGCCAGCATCATAAATTGCAAGGAATTCATCGATGTTAAACTCCATGCGCTTCACAAGGTTCTCTGGACCGATTCCATACTGCATGATAAGGTGAGGATATAGTGATGTAAGATCGAACGATACTGGCCACTTGGTTAAACCAACATGCGGGTCTTTCACATAACCACCAACGATAGCATGTTCTGGTATGTTATTTTCCTGTGGCTTCACAACAGTGTTGAAAGACAACAGATAGTTATGAATGATAACATCCCAAAGAAGCACTGAAGTCAATGCATCTTCGAAGTTTACCTTAGCATCATACGCAATGGCGAACACCATTTCAATCAGCTTCAACTTAGCTTCAAGCATATCAATCAAGTCAACGTCATGAATATTGTATTCCATTCCGGCTTGATGACATTCTGAATTTGCTTTAATATTAACATTTTTTGATAAATCCAACAATTCATCATCAGATAATTTTGTTAGGTCCATATAATATAAATCTTCGATGTTCATTGTGAAAATCCTCAATATTATAAATAAGTAAAACATAGGAGATATTGATGTTTATAATAAACAAGTATTATGACACATATATGAAGATTGTCAATAGAGCAAAAAAGCAAAATAGAGTATATAATAATTATATTCATGAAACTCATCATATAATACCAAAATCTTTTGGCGGTACAGACTCAAATGAAAATTTAGTAATACTTACATTCAGAGAACATTATTTGTGTCATAGATTATTAGTAAAATGTTGTATTGGCTCGTTCAAAGCAAAGATGGTTTTTGCTTTACATGCTTTCTTTCATTTTGATGCCAGTAGAAATTGTAAGTTCAAAAATGATAGTAGGTCATATAAAATTCATAAAGAATTATTTATAGAGGCTTGTAAAAATAGACCATATGATTACAGTGCAAAAAAGGAGATATATCATTTTAAACACATGGATAGTGAAGAATCTTTTTATGGGCGATGTATAGACTTTAGAAATTATTCAGGTCTATCCAGCCAAGAGATATATATGCTTACGTCACAACACAAAAAGCTATTACATATTAAGAGATGGGGTGTTTTTTTAGAAGATAAACAAATGTTCTCTTATGAAATGGAGCGTATCATACCACCAGCCACAAATAAAAAATGTAAATATTGTGGAAAAACAACAAATGTTGGTAATTATACTAGATGGCATGGTGAAAAATGTAAAGCAAAAAAATTATAAACCTCTTCTAGTGATTTCTTCATCAAATTTATTTTTTACCAACACTGCTTTCTCAAAATTTTCACAATCTTCAAATTTTTTACTATCAGGAACTAATACAAAATTTGAAGCATTATCTTCCAATAGACTATACGCAGACAAAATACTATCAAAACTCAGCTTCTTTACACCAAGCTCAAGCTCACAGATATAATCAAGAGCATAGGATTCACGAGGTGAAAGAATAAACTTCTTGTACACTTGCATGTAGTCAAGGTTGGCAATACCTACAATTTCAAAGCTCTTATTGACCCTGCCCATGATTTCTTGCTCATAGGAATTGATCATACCCCATGGGGATAGCTTCTTTGAAGCACCTTCACCAAGAACACGCTCAAGACGATTGACAAGAAATGGAATATCATAGAATTCAATATTCCATCCTGTTACAACATCAGGACAAAAATCAGTACTATTCCAGACAGAAAGAAAGCAACGTAGCATTGCTTCTTCATCACGACAACGATAGTACTTGATGTTTTCTTTGTGTTCTACATAGTCTTTGTAGCCGAATGCTGCCTTGAAGCCATTACGAGAAATGGTGATAGCAGTGATAGGAGCATCTGCAACTTCAGCAGACGCAAAACCGCCACCAGCTTTTTTGGCAGTTTCGATATCCAGACCGACAACAGAGATTTGTGATGGTTCATAGTCAATGGTACGATATGCATCATTAAGGTACGTGTAGGTGAACCTTGTCATACCATACACGGTCATATTGTCTACATCAGAGTATGTTTTTGTAAACTCACGTGCTTCAGACATGGAATCAAAATCCATGCGGTGAACGGGAGTTTCATGAACGTCCTTATACTTTGTCTGTTCGTCAGTTTTGCTGTTTACAAATAGGTATGGC